TTACAAATTCCAACAATAATTAATTGTATAAAAGTAATTAATGCAAGTAGTACAGGTAATAAAACCACCCATAAAAATCCCAAAATATGAGCAACAAGCATTAATAATATTGCAACATATCTGAAAACTTCAAAAACTATATTGTAAAATATATAAGTAAAACTAACTCTAAAAAATGCGTCGTTGGTTGGGAATTTGTTATATTCACCTGTACATTTATCATCTAAAATATTTTTGATACCTGTAGTATTCCAAGGTCTTTTTTCTGAAACATATCTATCCATTAACTGACTAACAGTATAAACTTTGTTATACTGAAGTTCCATGAATCTATCTTCACAATTTATAGCCTCTTGTACATTAACATAATCAGTCCAATCTAAACTAAACGAATACGATTGTTCTAATAAAAACCTATCTTTGTCAATTTTTAAAAAATTAATAATTGCATTTGAACCTTCATCAATTCTATCATAAACAAAATATAATGATGGAATATCTTGAGAATATATATTTTGTGATGTGTATGGTGAACCGTCTAAATAAAAAATTTGGAGGTTTTCAACATTTAAGGTATTATTCAACCTATAAAGAAAATTAGGACTCTGTACTAAATATGTTGACAACAAAACATAATTACCATTATCATCAGGTGAGTTTGATGGTATTGAAACAGGTACTGTTGTACCAATTTGTTCGTTAAAATTATATCCTAAATACGGGTCACCTGAATCACCCCAACCATATTCTTTAACATTTGGTACCAAAAAATAAGCTCTTTTAGTACTTTCAGAAAGTTCAGGTCCTTGTTCCCATTTTACTTTAAACCTATATTTTCCTTTAGTCGGTATACCTATTTCAGGATTATTACTTATTTGTCTATTCCCTTGTTCATCTGTGTAAACATATTCAAGATTCATTGGTACTTCTAATAACCAAGCACCATTTTCATCAATTACTTTCCCACCATTTTCTAATTCAACTTTTTCTAAAATAGGTAATCCACTACTATCAGTTTTATAACTTTGTCTTATTGCTAAAATTTGACCTGGGCCTGTTGCTAAATCACACAAGTCACCCATTGTTTTAGGTATTTTACATTTGTCATAAACATTGTTATACCCTAATTTAGTTTCATCCGAAGTTGAAACCAATGAACCCATAAAGACCGCAGTAGGACTAATTGTAATCTGAGCTTCAGCAGTTAAGTCAAAGTCATTTCTTGATATAGAATAGTTACATGTTTCCTGTTCCCCATAAAATGGAGCAACTTGTATAGTTTTACTTATTGTGACAATTTGAGGTAACTCACTATAATTTTCAGAGAACTTAAATTGAGCTCCATTAAATTGACTATCTGTTCCTCTACCTATTCTAATTAAATCCGCAGGTGTAAAAGAAAACTCACCAATATCAGATAAGTCAACTTGCATGAATAAAGTATGTTGTCCAGGTGGTACACCCAATATCATGAAGTCGCCTGACCCATTTGTACTTACAACAAATTTATAATATTTGTCGTAAACTTGTATTACAGTTTTATCTTTTAAAACATCATCTCTACCAGGAAAAGTCCCAACAGGAATGTGTCCTGTATAAGAGGGTGTGTAAGGTAATAAATTGTATTTGTAACCATCTTCATTAACGTCATTATAAGTTTTGTATGGGTATAATGTACTAATTACAGTATCATCAAAGTCAGCGTTGTCTAAAGCAATAAAAATAGAAACTTTAGCATTAGGTATACCAAAACCGTTATTACAAAAAACTCTACCAACGACTACTCCGTAATCCGCACAAGCTCTTGTGTAAACATCGTTTGGATTTATATATAAAGATAATAATTCAAGCGTATCAAAATTTTGTTCAAGTTTAACCTGAACTACTTTATCAATCCCTAACTCCGTTCTAATTCTATATGATGAAGACATGTGTGTTTTTTAATAAATAGTTTACACACGATTTTGAAAAAATAAATGATGTTAGCTAAAATTGACAGTAGTTAAATTCTTAACCGAGACTCTAATGTCTTTATCTTGGAACCTAACATTAAAAATTTGGTTTGGTTGTGCGTAAATTGTATCCTCAATTATTTTAATTTCTTTTGTCTCAGGATTTGAATAAGATTGTGATACTTGTGATGATGAGTATATTCCACCAACTCTATTATAAACATTAATTGATGATACAGTAATCACACCTTGTTCACTTTGTATTAAAGTTCTTAATGGTGAAATATATAAGTTTTCTCCCATACCTCTATTACTTGGGCTCATATAAGTATTAATTTTAGAAATAATGTTTGATATTACAACACCCTGATTTTGTGAATTATCTAAAATAATAAAAATGTCAAATGCCAAATCTATTACATTAGCAGCGCTTATTTGAATATAATCATTCATCATTCTATAATTTGACAAATAAGTTGCAACATTAGTTTTTAAAGTTGATGAAACCGTTTCGGTAAGAGCTCCAGTACTATCGTAGGATAATATCTGAATGTTTATTTTATTATCAGTTTCAGTTATTGCAACTTTAGCAGGTGCCCCAAATTTAGATGGCATTTTTCTAATAATTGCCTCGTAGTCATTTACCGTAACCGCTCTATTTTGTGCTGCAAAATTAAATGAAATTAAATTACGTATTTCTTCAATACTTGGATAATTTGCCCCACCAATTGCCGCACTAACATTATTACATGTTAATGAATTAATTACCGCAGTTACTTTACTTTGGTTACTCCCATATACATTAAAATTAACAGTACCTAACTGTGTAATAGAACCAGGTCCTAAATTACTTACTAATCCACCACCAACACGGTATTGAACAAATAAGGTGGTATTAGCCTTTAAAGTTGAGCCAAGTGAAAAATTGTTTTGATATTTTGAAATATCCAAAGGTATTCCGTTAATTGAAAAATCTCTTAATAAATCATCTGAAGATGTATTACCCCCACCAAAAGTTAATTTTATAAATCCTTGTGGAGTATATTCAGTAATAAATCTTTGATTTGTTTTATAATATTTACCTACTTTAATTCCTGTTTCATCTTTTGGTTTAGATGGGTCTTCAATAAAAATTCTATCTTGAGCAAGAGCATCAACTTCAAACCATTTGTTTGACATATTTGATGTATCCATAAACTCTTGAGCCGTCGGGATATTATTATAATTTGTACCATCTTTTAAGATAACCCCTGTAACCCCTAAAACATTTTTTTCAGGTAAGAAAAATTCAAAAAATGGTCTTGTTTCAGGAGTATTTATAACTCTTTTAAATACTTTTGTGATACCATTAATAACTGGTTCTTGTTTTGTTATTGTATAGTTAACTAATACATTATTAGCGTTAAAATTAGGAATTACTAATCTATTAACATATCCTTCAGCATTAAAATCCTCACCAAAATTAATATCATATAAAGTTTCAAAAGTTTGTCCCGCTCCAATAACTTGACTTCCTTTTGATAAGATTCCAAAATAAGATGAATCGGGTGGTGGTAACGAACCTGTATTTGACTGAACCGCAGGTGCATCTCCTACTGCGGGAACTTGAATGGAAAAATTAACAATAGATATTGAAGGTCTCATTCCAGGTATTTTCAAACCATAAGTTCTTGCAATGTTGTAAAGCGAACTTGATTGTTGTGCAAATTGTAAAACAGTTTCCTGTAAACTTCTATCAATGTGATAGTTCAAGTTATCAGTCACCGCAGCATTTAAATCAAGTAAAACTGAAAAAACTGAAGCGTCATTTACATTTTGAATTAAATCAGGATAATAAGTTCTTACGTAATTTATTAACTCTAGTCTAATGGATTGAAAATCTCTTGTAGTATATGATATCATATTGTTATATATTAATAATTACAAATCCAGTACTATTAAATACATTATTTGTAATACTATAATTTATTCTAACTTTAGCAGTATATTCAGCTTCAGGTGTTGCAGTAAAATTAAATTCATTTACCTGTTCGTTATTTATTTGTAAAGAATCCGTTTCCATATTTGCAGCTTCAATGTTAACTGAAATGACTTGTAAATTAGGTATATATGTTTCAACTGATTCTTTAATTTCTGTTTCTATTTGGTCAAAGGTTGGACTATCTAATGGTTCAAAAATATATTCATAGATTCTTGTACCAAAATTTGGCATAAAGTATCTACTACCCTTTTTAGTTAATAATAAATGAATTAAACTACTTTTAATTTCTTCTTCACTAGTATCAGTTAAATCTAAAAACTTACCATTAAAAGAATCTTTAAAAGGAAAAGTAATACCGTATGTTACACCATTAGCCATATTTTATAAATACTATGAAACAAAAAATCCAAACTAAGTCTGGATTTTATTATTAAGTTGTTAATATCAAATTTATAATCCCATATCATCAATAAACTTTTTATGAGATTTTTTGTAAGAAGATTGTTTTTCATCGTAAACATCAGTTGTGTATTGCCAATTCCAATATAGTTTCTTATTAGGTTCAAATCCATAAAACTCATGAACTTTCATTTGAGTTTTAGTAACATCTTCTCCATTCCAATTCTGTCCAACACAAATAAAACCTGTTTCAATATCTTTAACTATATTTTTTTCACCTAACGTATTATGTCTATTTTCAATCCAAGTTAATCTTTCAATTAAATTCTGGTAGAACATATTTGCTTGTCCCCATCTTACTGAACTAAAAAATATTACAGCGTCCGCCTCAAAAAGTTCTTTAGAAACTTTCCAAAGTTCATCTGTTTTATTGTTTAAACTAGCCCAACATCTATGATAACCTGAAGGATTTTTTTTATCATCTTTAAGTAACGCTTTTAAAAGCCCACAACTATTACCATCTTCTCGTGATACGTTTCCTTCACAAGGAAATATTTTTAACTCAGAAACATCCATGAATACTGATTTGTCTCCAAGTTCTTCATTCAAATACATTGCTAAGATTTTTGATTTAGGAACATCAATATTTTTAGGGTCCCAATTATATCTATTTGAACAACTTAATAATAAAACTTTCTTTTTCTTTTTTAGAATGTCTAACGTTTGTTTTAACTTTTTTTCACCACCCTCTTGAACCATGTTCTCTGAGAGCATCATTTTTCTTATCTTCTCAATTTCTTCTTGTATGATATTAGACATAATAATAAATACTTGTTAAATTAAAAATCCCGACCTAGCTCGGGATAACACATCGGATTTTTTTAAGAAGAACATCCAAAACAATCAAATTCACTGTTTTCAGGTTTGTCAGGTAGATTCATATAACTGTAATCAACCTTTGGTGGTTCAGGAGTTGCTTTTGGTTTGTTAATTTTTGATACGTCCATAGCCAAGTGTTTTGCTCCTGTTGAGATTGCTCTTGTTCTAACGTAGTAACAAAGTGTCTTCAACCCTTTTTCCCATCCGTAAAAATGTGAAGATGAAATCTTTGACAATGTTGGATTTGACATGTAGATATTCATTGATTGTGATTGGTCAATAAATGGTGCTCTGTCAGCGGCCATCTCAATCAATTCTCTTTGTGAAATCTCCCAAATTGTTTTGTATTTCTTAATTAAGTGTTCTGTTCTTTTAACTTTGAAGTTGTATCTCTTATCTTCTTGGTCAAGGTAGTTATTGAAATTAATGTTTTGAATTGACCCTTCGTTCATGATAATTTCATTCTTTAAGTCTTCAGACCAAATTCCAATTTTCTCAAAATCACTAATCAAATACTTGTTAACAATCATAATCTCTCCACCAACCACACGTCTGTTAAAGATTGCTGAGTGAGCGGGTTCAGTCATTTCATATGAACCTGTAATCTTTGCTGAAGACGCTACAGGCATTTGAGCCGTAAATAATGAGTTGCAAACTCCGTATTCACTAACATTCTGTTTAAGAATCCCCCAAGGCCATCTTTTAGATAACTCATCTTCGTTCAATCCCCACATATCAAATTGAAATACTCCTTGTGACATTGGTGACCCTTCAAAGTGAGCGTATGGTTCATACTCACCATCCATACATAATCTGTTACTTTCAGTGATTGATGCGAAATAAATTGTTTCAAAAATTTCTTTATTTAACTTACGAGCCTCTTCAGATGTAAAGATGTAATCCATCAAATAGAATACGTCAGCAAGTCCTTGAGTTCCAATAGCAATTGCTCTTTGGTCCAATCCACCCTTATGACCTTTTTCAGTTGAATAACTATTAATGTTAACTACTTTATTTAATGCTCTAACAACCTTACGGGTTTCATCATACAACCCCTTAAAATCAAACTCACCATCTTTTACATAGTTCTTTAACACCATAGATGAAAGAGTACAGATTGCTGTAGTTTTCTCGTCAGTATACTGATAAATTTCATTACAAAGATTTGATTGTTTGATAACACCGATGTTCTGGTGATTTGTTTTTTTGTTAGCACTATCTTTAGAACATAGATATGGAACACCTGTTTCAATTTGTGATTCAATAATCTTATTCCAAATCTCTTG